GTCCAGCCAGGATGCGGTGCTGGTCACCTTCCCGGTGGCCTATCCGAACGTCAAATTGGACGAAGTCGACGGCAAGTTCGTGAATTTGGAGCCTGCTACGGTCCAGTTGGCCCGCTACAAGCTGCTCATGGACAACTATGTGGACCATAACTGCTCGGTTACCATCAGCTACAGCCCCGAAGAGGCCCCGGAAATCGTGGATTGGCTCCACCAGAACTGGGATTCCTACGTCGGCGTGAGCTTCCTGTACCGTACAGACCCCACAAAGACCGCCAAAGACCTTGGGTACCTATATTTGCCTCAAGAGGTTGTGTCAAAAGAGGCTTATGATAACTATATATCGACTTTGCGCCCACTAAATGGGCAGGAAATGGGCGCCCAGGAGCTTGTAAGGGAAGCTGATGACTTCGAAATCGACACTGGCATGGAATGTGCTACAGGTGCCTGCCCAATCCGCTAAGATAAGGAGTCCATGTCGTGGAAAGTGCTATATTGTTGGGGGTCCCTATGATCGCCGTTGCGGTTGTTGCCTCCGTACTCTTGAGGAAATTGAAAACTGGAGCCGATATACTGATGAAGAGAAAGAGGGTGTCCTCCGGCTACTACCTCTAAGAGCCTAGGTACTTGACTTGTGGAAGCCGTTAGTGTAATATGCTAGCGGCTTCTACTATTTGGGGTATATGCATGCAATTCACCGTAACATATGCAGATGGCGTCTGGGCCTTCCGGGTCAATTCGGTCGACGACGAACCCGAATTCCTAGAAGAGTTCGAGATTGACGACGAATCCGAGGCCAAGCTGGTAGTTGCCGAGCTTATTGAGGAAATCCAAGAGCTTACGGACGATGCCGAAGTAGACGATGCCTACGGCATCCAGCGTCCCTGATATGTCGCCAGCCAAACAGAACCCTGACCTAGAGAAGGCTATAGAAGACTTCAATGACATGGCCAACCTGGACCGGAAGGTCGCGTCCGTCATATCGCAGGTCATGGCTCGGTCTCCCAACGCGGTCCTTATTGCATGGGAAGAAGCCGGAACCGTCAAGGCCACCAGCATCCCGTTCTCGACCTGCCTTGTCAAGGGAATGGTCGACACGCTTTTCGACATGGTGTTCACAGGCGGCGACGACGATGACGATGATCCGCCTGAAGTGGACTAGCTTCTTGGTCTGGTGGAATAATATCATGAGTTATGCTATACTTGTGCGCTAGACAACCAGAGTAGAGCCAGTAACGAATGTCGTCACCGCAGAAGATTTCGCAGCTAACGACAGCCGGACCCCTAACGGGCGCGGAACTGGTGCCTATTGTCCAGAACGGCGGCACTCTCCAGACTACTGTCTCGGTTCTTGCTGCTTTTGCGGTCGTTTCTATTAGCCCGGTCATCTCGGCCCTTCAGACCCAAATCAACCAAGTCTCGGCTGCTGCTGCTTCTAATACCACAGCCATTACTTCTGTACAAGCTGACGTATCTGCCCTAGACGTCAGGGTCGCTTCTGTCAGCGCAGCCACCTCTGTCAATGCAGCAGCCATTACTTCTATTGACAATGTTGTATCAGCACTTGATGTACGTGTTTCGATCCTTGAAGCGGCGGTCTCCAACATTGGTGACGTGTCTGCTATCGCGGGCTTGGTGTCTAATGTCGCTGCTCTCGATAGTGACGTCTCGGCGCTTACCATTCGGGTTGCTGCCGTATCAGCTTCTGTATCCGCTCTGCAAATCCAATTAGATGCGGTGTCGGCCCTCACGTCGGTCAATGCCGCCGCTATCACTTCCGTCAATGCAGTCGTTTCCCTGAAGGTGTTCCGCAATAACGATCACCTTACCAACGTCCAATACATCGACTTCAATACTACTACAAGCTATGCGGTGTGCGCCGGGCGCCTGACTTGGGACATCGAATCAGGTACCCTCGACCTCGGCCTGACGGGTACTGTCAATCTGCTTATTGGTCAGCGCACGGTCGCCCAAATCTACAACAACAGTGGCGTCACGCTTCCCAAGGATAAGGCCGTTAAGGTAACTGGTGCCCAAGGCCAACGCCTTACAGGTGCCCTCGCCCAGGCTGACAGCGATGCAGACAGCATGACCATCTTCGGCATCATGCTGGAGACGGTTTCTGTCAACAAATCTGGCTACGTCGCAACCGATGGCCTCGTCCGAAACGTCAATACGCTCGGCTACTCTGATGGTGACATTGTATATTTGTCTCCGGTCTCGGCTGGCGAATTGACGCCCACCAAACCTGTAGCGCCTCAGCATCTAGTCCAAATGGGCTACATCGTCAATGGCGGCTCCGGTGGTGCAGGCGAAATCTACGTCAAAGTGCAGAACGGCTACGAACTGGGCGAACTCCACAACGTCAAGACCTCTGCCGAAGCCTCCATCGCCAACGGTGAAGTCCTTGCTTGGAATACAAGTGCTAGCGTTTGGACCAACTCCACTGCCCTGATCAACACCCAAGCTTCCGTGTCGGCGCTTAACATTCAGGTGGCCGCAGTTTCTGCTTTGGTTAGCGCCCTTCAAATCCAAATCGACGCCGTATCGGCAGCACTCACCTCCACTAACAATGTGGTGTCGGCCCTTGAGGTTCGCGTCAGCGCAGTATCTGCGGCAGTTGTATCCGCCAATGCAGTCATCGCAGCCGTATCTAGCCGTACCTCTGTAAACGCTGTAGCCATTGCTGCCGTATCTGCTTCTGTAAGCGCCCTGCAAGTCCAAGTCAATGCGGTGTCAGCGGTAGTCTCAGCGGCTTTGGTTTCGATTGGCCAGCGGGTCCTGAAGGCTGGTGATACCATGACAGGTCCGCTAGTCATAACGAGCGTTTCGGCTGACAAAGCTGCCGTAAGTGCTACCGGCTTTATAGCTGACTCAATTGGTAATGTTCGCACTATTATTCAAAACTCTAAGACGGCAGCCTATACATTAGTGACCGCTGATGCTGGAAAATATATAGCTATTACTTCGGGCGGTATTACAGTTCCCCAGAATGTGTTTTTGCCGGGCGATGCTATTTCCGTATTCAACAATAGCGTCAATAACCAAACTATCACGCAAGGTACCAGCGTTACTATGTACTTGGCTGGCACTTCGCTGACGGGCAATCGTACGCTAGCCCAGCGTGGCCTTAGCACAGTTCTGTGCGTAACGTCGGTTGTCTTTGTAATATCTGGTGCGGGACTGTCTTAATGACAATCATGCAACTGCTTTTGGCGACCGGAGCTAAATACACGGGCAGCATTAGCTATACGCTTGGTACAGGCGGCACTGGCGGCTCTGGCGCGGCAAACGGCAATGCTGGTACAGCAAGTACATTTTCCTATAGCGGCGTTTCACTGACAGCAAATGGTGGTGGCGCGGGCCAATACAACAACAATACTACCGGAAGCGGCGGCACAGCAACAGGTGGTACTGCTAATGCCACTGGCGGTACGGGCTTAGGCCGGACAGGCGACCAAGGCGGTGGCGGTGGCGGCGGCATCAACGGTTCCAATGCAGTACAGAATCCATCAGGCTCAAGTTTTGGTGGCAATGGTGCAAACGCCGTAGACTTCAATGGTCTGAGTTCGGCACTATCCGGGACAGGTTTTGCGCTCGGTACAGGAGGCACTGGTGCCAATAACGCTTCCACGCCTGCCAATGAGAAGAACGGTGGTGCTGCTTCTGGCATTGGTGCTGGGGGCGGTGGTGCAGGCTACTACGGTGGCGCTGGCGGCGCAGGCAGCTATGGTGGCGGCGGTGGTGGTGCAGCAGGCTATACGGCTATTCGCGTTGGCGGTAAGGGCGGTGAGGGTGTTCTTGTGTTGCAATTCAATGGGACCACAACCGTCGTCTTAACAAGCGGCACATCCTACGCAATCCCGGCAGGCACCAATTCCATAAAGGTTTGGCTTATTGGTGCGGGCGGCGGTGGTGCGGGCAGTCCTGCTACAGATGCTACTTCAGGTGGTGCTGGTGGTGCAGGCGGCATCAGCTACTACGAATTCACATAAATGAGGAACTGACATGGCAACCTACAAGATCAGCGGCCTTACCTCCGCAACAGCCGTATCGGCTACAGACCGCTTCGAAACCTCCAAGGTCTCCGCATCTGGCTTCGGCTCCCGTCAGGCGGCAGCTTCTCAGGTCCGCACCTACATTCTCGACTCTATTTCGGGCTACACTCTCGCCAAGACGTCCCTCGCCAACGTATCTGCGACCACGACCCTCGATCTCGCTAATTCCAACTTCTTCTCGGCCCAAGTCAGTGGTAGTGTCTCGTGGGTCTTTGCCAATCCTCCTACCAACACTGTTGCAGGAGGCTTCATTTTGGAACTCACCAACGGGGGCGGCTATACCAATACATGGCCTTCCGCAGTCAAGTGGCCTAACGGTAATCTCCCAACCATCACAACCAGCGGCACCGATGTCTTTACGTTCATCACGGATGACGGTGGCTCCATTTGGCGTGGTGTCCAAACTATGAAAGACTCCAAGTAATGCTGCTCGTTGAATCTCTCCTTGGTTCCTTCTCTGCTGAAGCGACGTACATTGAGGACGTGTTCTCGACGTGGCTTTATACAGGCACGGGTGCATCCCAGACTATTACGAATGGAATCAATCTTAGCGGTAATGGTGGGATGGTTTGGATTAAGAGCCGATCAGCCTCTACTAGCAATTTTCTTTTTGACACTGCGCGTGGCGCAACAAAAGAAATTAACAGCGATACTACAGATACAGAAGCTACACTGACAAACAGTCTAACTGCATTTAATCCAACTTGTTTTACTGTAAGCAGTGCAGCCGGTATTGGCGTTAATGCAGCCACCTACGCCTCCTGGACCTTCCGTAAACAGCCCCAGTTTTTTGATGTTGTGACTTATACGGGGAATGGTGCTAATCGCATTATCTCACATAGATTGGGTTCAGTGCCGGGTTGCATTATGATTAAGCGCACTGATACAACTGCCGCTTGGGCCGTGTATCACCGTAGCTTGGCCAACACACAGTACATGGTTCTTAACACCACGGCAGCAGCGGCTACAGGTGCAACGTACTGGAACAGCACAACGCCGACATCATCTGTGTTTAGCCTTGGCACCTCTACTGATGTAAACGCCAACGGCGGCACTTACGTCGCCTATCTCTTTGCCCATGATGCAGGCAGCTTTGGCGCTACCGGCACGAACAATGTGATTAGCTGTGGAAGCTATACCGGCAATGCGTCTTTCACCGGGCCAACTGTTACGCTTGGTTATGAGCCACAGTGGCTTCTTGTAAAGCGTGCTACGGGTGGAACGGCTGATTGGTATCTATTTGATACTATGCGCGGCATGCCTACATATTCTCAAAATAACATTTATTTGGTACCAAATTCCGCATTTAACGAAGGTAGCCCTGTTACTTGGATTAATCCTTCAGCAACAGGATTTAACATAACCGGCGCCGACGCAAATATCAATGCTAACGGTAGTACCTATATCTATATTGCCATTCGTCGTGGCCCAATGAAAACGCCGACTACGGGGACGAGTGTATTTGGCTTGAGCGCACGTACTGGCACTGGTGCGAATGTTACGGTGACGGGCGGTCAAACAGATGACGCTGTTCTTATCAAAAGGCGAGACGTTGCTACTGGTGGCTTGATCTCTTCGCGGCTTACAGGCTCTACATATATGACGCCATCTTCAACAGCAGTAGCAGCTAATACAGGCGCCACCATCCTCCAGACTAATCCGTGGGATGTTATGGATGGCGTTAAGGTCGGCACAACTTCCACCATCACCAATGCTTCCGGCAGCACCTACATCAACTACCTATTCCGTCGCGCCCCTGGCTTCTTCGATGTAATGTGCTATGTGGGGAATGGGGGAACTAATATAGTAAATCATAATTTAGGCGTTTCTCCAGAAATGATTATTACAAAAAGTCTCTCTGCTGTTGACCCTTGGCAGGTTAATTTTCCAGTGCAAGGGCGGTATGCCACCTTAAATACATCAGACGCCGGTTTTTCTTCCACAATGCCAGTAACTTCAACCACCATAAATGTAAACAGTAATGCGGGAAACAATCCGGGCGAGGATTACGTCGCCTATTTATTTGCCACCTGCCCCGGCATCAGCAAGATTGGTTCCTACACTGGCACCGGCACCACAAACCAGATCAACTGCGGCTTTACTGGCGGCGCACGGTTTGTTCTAATCAAGCGCACCAACAGTGCAGGTGATTGGTATTATTGGGATACTGCCCGTGGTATTGTGGCTGGCAACGATCCTTATTTACTGATGAATTCTGCTAACGAGGAAGTGACCACCACCGACTATATTGACACCTACAGCTCCGGATTCGAACTCAGCAGCACAGCGCCATCAGCACTCAATGCCAACGGTAGCTCCTACATCTTTTTGGCAATTGCATAAGAGGACATCATGGAAATTCGCATTCAATCTACCGGAGCAGTCGTTCAGGAGCAAGAGTTCCGGGCTATGTTCCCCAACACCAGCCTTCCCGTCCCTCTGACCGAGACAGCTATCAACGGTCTCGGCGGCGACATCGTCTTCGAAGGCCCCTACCCCGTAGCTACCCGCTACCAAACTGTCGTGCGGCAAGGCGTTATCCAGATCGGTGACAAGTGGCATACCAATTACGTTGCCGTCGACCTATCCCCTGAAGCCTGCGCCGCTCTCGATGCCCAGCAAGCTGCAAGCGTTCGGCAAGACCGCAACGCCCGCCTTGCTGCCTGCGATTGGACACAGCTACCCGACGCGCCCGTTGACAGTGCTACTTGGGCCACCTACCGTCAAGCCCTTCGCGACATCACAGCGCAGCCCGGCTTCCCGTGGGACATCACTTGGCCCGTTGAGCCGCAGTGAGCTTTGGTGAGAATGTTGACAGGCTTCTCACCCGCGAGTATATTGCGCTCCTAACCTAGGAGCCATATCATGTCCGACAAAACTAACCGCATCCAACTCCTTAACGATGCCAAGCAGCAACTGTCGCCATGGACCACGGAGGACGGGCGCCTCTTCCTTGACTACACTGAGGGAGGCATCCGTCGTTCGCTGTCCGTTTCGCCCGCAGGTCATTGCGACTTCCGGGGCTGGTTCACTTCCTTCTGCGTCGACCAAATCAGCATCGTCCCCAACAGCGATCTCCTTAACACTGCCCAAACCTACTTCTCGCATTGGGTACGCACGCAGGGCCGCAAGCTCAAGGACTCCATCCGCATCGGCGGCAAGGTCGGCGAACTCTACATCGACATCGGCAACGACTTCAACGATGCGTGGTGCATCACCTCCTCGGGCATCGAACGCATCTCCGGCGGTCCCACCCATATCCGCCTTCTGCGCGGCGCGGGCATGCTGCCCCTCGTGGACCCCGATCTCTCCACACCCGCCTCAGAATTCCCCTCCTTGCTGCGCCGCTTCATTGCTGCTGACGACGACAACCTGATGCTCCTCACCGCGTGGCTCCTTGGCTGCATGCGCCCTGAAGGTCCCTATCCGGTCCTCACCATATCCGGCGAACAAGGCTCAGGCAAGTCCACCGTCCTGCGCCTCCTGCGCCGCATCATCGACCCGCACGCCCTCGACATGCGTACCCCGCCCGAAGACCAGCGCGACCTGCAAGCCATGGTCCGCAACTCCTTCATCCTCGCCTACGACAATGTCTCTTACATCTCCAACAAGATGTCCGACGCGCTTTGCGTCATCAGCACTGGCACTGGCGCCCAAGGTGGCCGCGCCCTCTACACCAACGCCGAAGAGTCCGCCGTGCGCGTCTGTCGCCCCGTAGCCATGAACGGCATCCCTGACGTCGTCGAACGTGGCGATCTTGTGGACCGCTCCATCCACGTCCACCTTCCTCGCATCGACCCGCGCCAACGCCGCGACGATTTCGAGTTCTGGGAAACCTTTAGCACGCTGCACTCAAAACTATTAGGCTCCCTCATGAATGCGGCATTGATTGCTACGCAAAACTATGGTAATGTAGTGCTGGCTGAAAAGCCACGTATGTCCGCATTTGCCGTGTGGGCCGTCGCCGCCGAAAACGCTTTTGGTTGGCCGGAAGGGCGCTTGATGCAAGTCTATAGCAACAACCGTTCCAACGCCGAAATCCAAATGCTCGAATTCAACGGTATGGCCTCCGCCCTCTTGCGGATGATGGAAAAGCAGAAGGAATTTTCAGGCACCTACTCCGACCTGATTGGACAACTTGAAATGCACATTGGACCACGTGAGCGTTTGCCTCAGACATCACACGGCGTTGCTGCCGAACTGAAGCGTATTCGCCCCGCCCTTGAACGTCATGGCTTGCGGTTCTTTAATGCTGGCCGCGTCACCCACGCACAAGAAGGCCAGAAGGGTCGCTCGCGTTTGTCCATCGTGCGTTGCGATGATGACGAGGCACCACCTTCATGAGTGACGAACCCAAGCGAAGCACCAAACCCAAACCCAAATACCTAGTCGAAGCAGAGAAGCGGGCGGCAGCCAAGCGTCCTAACCCGCCTTCTCAATCGAACCGTGCGGCAATCTATAGGCGAGAGCTTCGCGAACTCAATATCCACAAGCCTGCCCGCACCGTCAAGTCCTACAACGTCAAAGCCATCCGCGATGTGCGCGAACACTTGCGCGAAACTTGGCAAGCGAACTGGGACAAAATCTCCAAAATCAAGCGCCTCACGCCCAAGCAAGTCGAGTTCGCCCGCCAATACGCCCTAAACGGGCGCACCAACAAATGCGGCGCCATGCGCCTCGCGGGCTACGACACCAACAACTCGCGCGTCCTTTTGGCGATGGCAGACGAAAACCTGTCCATCCCCTACTTCCATGACCTAGTCACAGCCTTCGAGATCGAGGAGAAAGCCCGCATGAAAATCAACGTCGAAGATGTCGTCAAATGGTTCAACGACATCGCCACCCAAGCTATGCAGTCCGGCGACTTCACCAACGCCAACCGCGCCATGGAAAACCTTGCCAAGTACCTGGGCATGTTCGTCGA